CACTATTTACTTCATCAACGACTGTTTTTGTACCTATAAGCGGAGGATCCAATGTCTTAAGAGTATTATATGTCCATCGGATTTGTTCTGAAGTCATCGGCGTCTTGCTAAACACAACATTGCATATATTTCCATTTAATCCGGTACTGTCTTCACTTTGTCCGCTTGTAATACGTTCAACAGTAATATTCGGCATAATAAAATCGCTCTTACCAACAAGTTCATCATTTAAAAATACGTCCATTGTTTTACCGTCATAATTGATGACAAAATATGTCCATTTCTGTAAAGGTATTTGTTTTGAAATTTGCAAATTATTTGTCATAACCAATTCTTTGTAGTCGGAATTATCTTGAAATGAATTATTATGTGATTCATAAATTATTGTAGGTTTGCCGTTCTCAGAGACAGTTCCATCGGTTCCAACTGTTTTACAAGTCACCTTGAAGTTTGTTTTGAATGGGTTATACGATATCTTTGGCACACCTGCAAAATCTAAAATGGTTAAATCAGCGTCTTTATTTGTGACGCTTCCATTGATCCAAACCCATCCGGAAACGGAATAATTATAACGCTTCTTCTCTTCTGGTGGGCAAGTACCATCAGTTGCTGACCGATTCATTCCAGTGTTGTGGTATATAAAGATTTCGCTGCTTTCAGTCGTGAGTTTGGTGTCGTTAAGTTTCATCAATGGAACGGGTGCAAGTATAATCTGTGATTTTGAAGTGCCGATTTTATTAATAAGATATGGCCCGCCAAATATCAATGCAAGCAATATAGCTTCAACCGCCAATATGATCCAAATCGGGCGTGTAGTTGCACCAATCATATTCTTACCACCAACAATGGCATCAAGAATTATACACGGAATATAAATGATGCACAACCATATAAGCTTCAATAATACCAGCCCTATCTTGGATTTCGACAAATGGAACATAAACATCACCACGATTAATGCCGCCATTAAAGCGTGCATTTTATAATACGTTAATACGCAGATTAATATTAAAAATACACTATTCGCCAAAAATCGAATATTCTGGAAGAGAAGGGACAACATACCGGGGCCATTTGGCCCATTTGGGCCATTTGATGTGTCGGGTGTGTCTATTATTTCCAAACAATAATGAAACAGGATTATAAAAATTCCTAATATTGACATACCGATTACCGACATCTTGTTTTGTTTATCTACTTCGCGGTCATATATCCAGACAATGATCATTAACACGACATATATAATATGCGTCATTGCAAACGTGAGTTGACGCGTCGGGCTTTTCTCGTCTTCTGGATGATAATCATCGAAGATTAATTTTTCGGGATTTTCGACACCGGATTTAGCGGCTCTATCTCTAATAAATGCAACGCCGCCGGCAATACCGATGAGAATAAAAATAATATACATAAACGTTGACGTAGCGGGATCAATACCGCTTGTGGACGTGGTACTCGTCGTTCCATCGCTGCCTGTGCTGCCTGTGCTGCCTGCGCTTGTAAACGACTTTTGCTTGAGTTGATAAAATCCGTATACTATCGTGAGTACGACCAAAATGCAACATACAATAATAATAATCGACTTGATTAATTTAGTAACTACGCTTACCTTTGTTTGATCGATCGAAATAGCTGCTTGGTTTGAAGGGGAAGATGAAATGACATTGGTAGGTACTACTGGAGCAATAGCCGGATTCAATGGAACAGTCGTCGAAACGGATTCAGGGGTCGGTTGTGTTGCACCAAACAATTTGTTGAAAAAACGAAGGTCGGTTTCACTGTTCAACCCGAAACCCGTAAAAATAGACCAAAAGTTAGACAGTTCCTTCTTGGCCGCGTCCTTCATATCGTCATTTTGAAATGCCGTAAAAAGACACAGAATCGCGAAAATAATGAATTTAACAACAGACCAAGCGCATAATGGAATCAAATATAATGTTGTAAGAATCGCGCGAAAGAATCGTAGTATAGGACTTTCTAATTTGAAACCTTTCGCCACATCTCCAAAAGTTAACGCCGATTTAAAAAACCAGAAAAACAATGTTACAATAATGACGTATGCTTGAATTCCTCCGGGCCATTTGCCAATATCAATACCGTGGTCACTCCAAACCGACATTAAATAAGGGTTGGTCGCAAATGGAACGATAACACATAACACCCATAAAATCAAAGAAAACAAAAATCCCTTACCTAGACTTCCACCTTCTACATCTTCCCACTGCCACACCTGGATCGATTCCGCGAATTTTAACAAATTATCAACTGCGTCAGTATTAAATTCTTTTACTGCCGGGATTAATAATATTGCGGCAATCGACAATGCAGTTATAATTGTAAGAAAAAATGCGCCAATTAGTTCTTTTATTTTCGAAAACATCGTCACATCAAATGATGTAGCAATCCACATTTCGGTTTTATCAGATGTCAATGTATACGTGTATATAACTAACACCCACAACACAATTAAAATGATAGATATGAACATATTCCATCGTGATGCTGATGCAGAATATACGATTCCTGTATTGAAGTTCTGCCCGCTATCATCTTTAAGTGATACAATATCATTCCAATCATTTCCGGTAAGATTATCTATTTTATCGTGAATTAAATAATCCTTTTTTTGAAATTGCGGCAGCGGTGGTTGTGGTGGAGTTTGTGAGTGAAATCCGAAAATCTCCCAAAATTCTTTAGGTAAATTTTTAACGCCGGTGATTTCATACTTAACATATCTAAACCACGCCATCACCACCACCAAAATAAGAGATATTGCGGTAATCGTAATATTTACAATCAGATTCGGTTGTTCGCGGTTTTTCATAGAAGCAAGACGTTCATTCATCAAACGATTCACCTCCCGTTGAGCCTCATCCGCAATTGTTGCATTATCATTTGCGTTGAGATTATCATTAATAATAACATCCTTTCTATTCTGTTTTTTATATTCGGCGATTGCTTCATCGCGAATCTGTTGATAAAATGTAAAACGTGGATTTTCCGTCTTACTTATTTCGGATAAAACAAACACATCATCCAGGCGCTCTAATTCGCTTCCACTCATTACCCAATTCCATAGAAAGAGCCCAATCAATGATAATAATAAAAATACACCATTTGCAAAATAGGTTTGAGCTTTCAGTAATCCGCCAATGCATAAAATAAACGCAATATACCCGAGTATAAGATACGTTGCTCCGTGAGAAAGAAATGTTTTTACTTCACCAGTATCTTTAGTTGACGATAACGATGTAATAACTATACCCGCAATAAGTAACAAAACCCATACAATGTTTCGAATAACTACACCTACTGCATTCGTACTGTCGTGTAACAATCCTTTCTTGAACATTATTGCAAGCAAAACTAAAACGCCGGCGATTTGCATAAATAATCCGAAACCAAGTTTGATTTCTTGCATATTAACATTGACAACTTTTGTTTCATCGATTGGGTTTCCGTCTTTCATATTTTGATCGATATTTTTCCCTGTGACGATTAAATATAATCCAACCGCTAGTCCGATTAATGAAGCCGGAGTAATAATTGCATTTGGTTTATCATCGGATAGGCTACCACCCCCTTTAAACAGACGAATAATCACAAAAATTCCGGCGAGAATACTGACCGCTGTAATAAATGAACCGATTCCTGTAAATGCCGCGCCATTATTTATTGGCGTTTTTTTATCCGAATCTTTTATGTTTGTTCCGAGCGCCAATCCAATAGCTATAAAAAGAATAACTATTATTGGACCCAACCCATTACCGATGTAATATATCCATTGCCGAATCCACTCACCTGACTGCCCATTTTGCCACTGTTGCAGAGGCTCTGCTGCTGCTGCTGCTGCTGCCGGTTTTGAAAAAATATAACGTTGGTCTGCTCTTGCGTGCGTCCATTCCCATAATGATTTTGAATCACCAATATATAAATAAATAGCCCATATAAAAATCGCTATTAAGGTTACAAGATAATGTATTTTATCTGTAAGTACATTCCAAGTTAATGTTGAAATTAATATAATAACAATTATAATACAAAATGGAATATATTCGATTATATTTTTCAGTTCAAATGGAACAAAATCCATTGTTCGGCACTTAATTTATATGAATATAATTTAATTCATATAAATGACGACAGCGATGATAGTGATGGCCGCGACAGCGACGACAGCGACGATAGTGATGGCCGCGATAGCGACGACAGCGACGACTCACTACAGAAACGACATCGCGGTCTTTTTCCCGTGGCAATCACGACATAATGCTACTAAATTACCGACGTGGTTCGAACCACCGTGCTCTAAAGCAATAACGTGATCAACCTCGAACCAGGCAGGTAATTGACGCTGGCAATCCCCGCATTTCCATCCCTGTTGTGCTGCTACATATTTCTTTTTGGTTTCGCTTACACTTCGTTTACTCGAACCCTTTCCTGAATTTAATAATTTTCTTTCGGCAGCACTTGTTGAACCTCCGCCTGATGCAATGGGGCGAGTACCACCGCCGCCGCCGCCGCGCCCGCCCGTCAATTCAGTATCAACATTTCGGGCATTTCCAGTCATATTCGCGCCGCCGCCACCACCCCCACCGCCCGTGGCCGTATATGACGACATCATCGCCTGGTGCTGCGGCAACATATTCACGTCGTTATTTAAAAACGATTTATTATTTGTGAAATCAAAGAAGGGGGTAATCATATCTGCAGTACCTTTGCTGATCGGCATATATTTAATAATGTCATTGGCGTGAAACAGTAACTGCCTAGAGTTTTCCGGATTTTTCTTTAAAAATAAGAACAATGACAACCCGACAAACCCAAATGTCGCCATTTTTATGAATTTCTGGTTGGTTTGAAACATCCTTATAAGACGTCCGTCATAATACGTGTTTGCGATTAAAACCGCCGTAATAATAAAAACAATATACTCTAATTTAATCATATTATATAATTCGGTATATTATTCACAAGTTATATAATACATCTAAAATAATGAAACCGGTTTTCATTATTCGATAATATAAATGACACATTTACCTTCTAAATCTACGCGTTTTGTTTTTTTTGTGGGAGTTTTCCCAGGGCATCATCCAATGCTGATCATCCCGTTGATGACGTTCCCGCGTGTGCCGAGCGGCGTCGGACTTGGGCTGAAAATCAAGCACCTCGCCTCTGCCATCCGAGGTAGCACTTGATCGCAGGACATATCCGGGAGGAACTTGAATGCCACGGGTAATTCGTTTATTTTTACGTATATTTATCGATTTCATTTGTTTACTTTTATTTCTCGATTTCATTTATTTACCTTTGTTACTTATATATAATAATAATAATAAAATAGTATGATGTGTAAATAATATATATTTATAATTAATTTTACCGATTATGATAATAATACGCCGCATAGCCCATTCCAACCAATATAACAAAGTAAACCAGTTTTTCGCGATATTTTAATTCTTCTAAAATTTGAATTGGTTTCGGTCGATAATGTAAATAATATTTCTGAAGTGCGTCGTGTAACGGTAATTCATCCTTGAATAAAATAACATTATAACGGTTATGGATAAAGTGAACCCATTTTATAAAGGATGTGCGACTATCTAAATACGGCGTAACTGGATATTTGTCCAACATACGGCTAAATTCCGCTGATATGTCCGGATCCGGAATAAACATCGGAAAATTCTGTATGAAATCATAATATTTTTTACGCGTTACATCATTTACGTGATCGGGGTAATTTACAGCAGTAGTCATCAAAAAAAACCAGTAATGCGGACCCCATATTGCAGGATCGAGTTTTACCATAACACGTGGCGAATAACGATGTATATATCAAATAATATAAAAGGAAAGACATAATAAGATAAACGAATACACGAATACACGAATACACGAATACACGAATACACGAATAAAAGAAATGGAAATGGCAATGCAAGAATTACCCGCACCCGCACCGGCGGCGGTGGTGGCGGCGGCGGCGGCGACGACTGTATCGGAATCAATACACAACCCTAAAACCGCAATGTCATACATTGAAGCTGCCCGATTAAAAAATGCTGCTGTATCGACAGCTGATATATGCGCGTCGGTTGTGTCAACTGCATCAGCGACTCCTAAACATTTTTGTAATAACTGCAATCGCGTGAATCATTTATATAATAATTGTCGAGCACCCATCACAAGCATCGGCGTGATTGCATTTCGAAGCGGGCAAACCGGCCCGGATTTTTTAATGATACGTCGCCGTGATTCATTTGGGTTCGTCGATTTTGTTCGAGGCAAATATTCATTAAACGACGAAGCCTATATCCAGCGTATCATTGATGAAATGACGATTTATGAAAAGGATAATTTACTTCGGCTTACATTTGAACAATTATGGAAATTGCTTTGGGGAGAATATACGCGCGGAAGTCAGTATAAAAATGAAGAATCCAATTCGTGCGATAAATACAATCAGGTAGTTGCCGGAATACGCACAAAGGACGGAAAGCGTAAAACACTCCAACAATTCATAAGTGAATCATCCACGCGTTGGACGGAAACAGAATGGGGGTTTCCGAAAGGACGTCGAAATTATAATGAGAAAGATTTAACGTGTGCGCTCAGAGAGTGTTTAGAAGAGACTGGTTACGATATTACAAATGACAATATTATTCAAAATATTGCGCCGTTTGAAGAGATTTTTATGGGCTCTGATATGAAGTGTTACAAGCAAAAATATTTCCTCGCAATGGTGGATTTAGACAAGAAGCCTAAAAAGGCGCACGACATAATGGAAGTTGGATTAATGAAGTGGATGACGTATGAAGAGTGCATTCAAAGCATTCGGCCTTATAATTTAGAAAAAATAGCGATAATACAAAAAATTAATAATATACTGCAAAAATATCAAATATATTAAAGTTATTATTATTGACATATATAAAGAGTCATTCAAGTCTATGGCCGCGGAAGAAGTAGATGAAAATGTACCAATGGAACTAACAATGGCATCGGCGGCATCGGCGGCGGCATCGGCTGCGGCAGGGGGTCTAACGCCTAGAACCCTCGCCAAGGCGCAAGAGGTTGATAGACGCATTCACGATAAGCTGCGAAAGGAAGCCGCCGTCGCACCAGATGAAGAGCCCTTACGACCACAGCCACCGTTACTACTCAAGAGACGCGTACCATCTGGGAATTCAGGGGCCACAAAGACTGCACCAGTGTCGCCTGCGGCATTATCTGCACAAATAATGAAATTAACCAAAGAGATCGACGACGGTTCAGCAAAATTATCAGCAGAAGATTTGAAGAATCCGTTCAGTAAAGATTTTAATAAATTATTGCTTAAAAAGGAAATATTAGAACGATCGCAAATACAGCTGGAAGACGAAAAACTGGCGCGCGGTGCGGGAAAAGCGCCAGCAGACGATTACGCGCAGCATTTATATCCGACATTAAACGACCCAAATTTTAATACAAAGATCGCACTTCGTAAAGAATTTTATGACACGAAAATGGACGTAGATAATACCGAAGATGTCGAAGCCAAGGCAGAGATGTTATGTAACGCACCGTTCGAATTGGCGCCAAATCAGCAATTTGTTCGAAATTTCTTATCGGTGGAGACGCCATACAATAGTTTACTGCTATATCACGGTTTAGGAACAGGCAAGACGTGTTCTGCAATTAGTGTTGCCGAAGAAATGCGTGATTATATGAAACAGATGGGAATTACGCAGCAGATTATCGTGATCGCCTCGCCAAATGTACAGGAAAATTTCCGGTTACAATTGTTTGATGAGCGCGAATTAAAGGAGATAGAGCCAGGTGTATGGAATATCCGCGCGTGCACTGGAAACAAGTTTATCAAAGAGATTAATCCGATGAATATGAAGGGGCTTACAAGAGATAAAGTGATTAAACAAATCAAGCGGTTGATTCAATCCTATTATTTATTTTTCGGTTATAACGAATTTGCAAATTATGTTCGGGCAAACGCGTCAAGTGTAGGTATTTCGGCAGATGATGCTGCGATACAAGAAATACGCAAAAACCGAAAAAAACAAGGGGCAGCAGGGGCAGCAGGGGCAGGAGCAGGAGCAGCAGGGGCAGCAGCAGCGACGGGTGTGAAGCGCGGTCGAAAATCAACGGCGTTTCTCGCGAAACAAGCCGAACTCGAATCTACTGCACTTGAAAATTTATCCGTAAATAAATTGCGCAAATTGTTTGCAAATACGCTGATAATCATCGACGAAGTTCATAATATTCGTATCACGGATGATAACCGCGACAAACGCCTTGCTAAAATTTTATACCAAATCGTGTTAAAGGTGAACAATGTACGCCTCTTGCTATTATCAGGCACACCAATGTATAATAGTTACAAGGAGATCATTTGGCTTATCAATTTAATGAATTTGAACGACAAGCGGGCCACGATTGAGATTTCGGATGTATTTGACGATAAGGGAAACTTTCGTATCGATGAGCACGGACGAGAAATTGGCGCCGATTTATTGATTCGAAAAGCAACGGGTTATTTATCATTTGTACGAGGTGAAAATCCGTATACATTTCCTTATCGTGTTTTCCCGCGCGAACATTCACCCGGTTTTTCATTATTGAGTCAAACACAGGGCGCAAATCCTGCGAAAATATATCCTCGTATACAAATGAATGGTCATCATATTGACCATCCCATTGAGCATATTGATGTATATATGACTGTGATTGGTGATATACAAGAGGCTGGGTATAAATATATCGTATCCGATATGAAGGCGTCGTATATATTCAAAAAAACGGCGGCGATTCGGCGTAAAGCCGCGGCCGCGGCCGCGACAGCGACAGCAGCAGATGCAGAGGCAGAGGCTGGTAAAAAGAAAAAACAACCACGATCAAAACCCGCATCTGCTGCAGCTGGGGCGGCATCGGTCTCAGCATTAATAGACGAATCTGTTGTAGTTGACGCAGCGAATTTCCCTTCATTTGAAAATATGGACACAATCGGTTATGCAGCAGTCCAACGACCACTCGAGGCATTAAATATCGTTTATCCGCATTCATCACTCATTGATTTTATGAATAATCCGGCTGAAGAAGCCGACGTTGATATTGCCGCGTGTATTGGAAAGGAAGGTTTGCGGAATGTTATGAATTATGCAGAAGGAGGAGGTAATCCCCCGATGCGTCAGCAATTTGAATATAAGCCAGAATTTATACGTAATTTCAAAGTGCCGGCGGCATTGGCAGGTAGTGCCGGCGCAGGCGCCAGCGTCGGATCGAAATCAACCGCGCATCGCATTTTCGCACCAAACAATATTGGGCGATATTCGGCAAAAATAAAGAATATATGCGATAAAGTTATCTCGAGCGACGGAATCATATTAGCCTATAGTCAATACATTGATGGCGGCGTTGTTCCTATTGCGCTTGCGCTGGAAGAATTAGGATTTACGCGGTATAGTGCGAATACCTCATTTTCGACAATGTTTAAAACAAAACCTGCCCCAAATATAGACGCGATTACATTTTTACCGCAAAAACAACACACCGCGCAATTCCCCGATCAACCTTTTCGACCTGCGCGTTATTCGGTGATTACTGGCGATCCATCTATATCACCAGACAATTTATTTGAATTAAAGGCGCTTACTGATGAGGATAATACATATGGCGAGAAAGTAAAAGTTGTAATTATTTCGGTTGCAGGCGCGGAAGGTCTAGATTTTAAGAATATACGCCAGGTGCATATTTTAGAACCGTGGTATAATATGAATTTGTTAGAGCAAATTATAGGCCGCGCAATACGTAATTGCAGTCATAAACGCCTTCCGTATTCGCAGCGTAATGTCGAATTGTATTTGTACGGGACATATCTTACAAATGGAGACATCGAGGCGATTGATTTATACTTGTACCGTTTATCAGAATTTAAAGCGATTAAGATCGGTGTTGTTTCACGCGCGCTTCGCACATCTGCGGTGGATTGTTTATTGAATATTCAACATAACACGCAAACGGCTGAACAGTTGAACAGGCGCGTACCTCAGAAATTATCGTCTAGAAAGGAAATCGAATATCAAATTGGCGCGAGACCGTATTCTGCACTTTGCGATTATATGCAACGATGTGATTATGTTTGTAAGCCGACCTTTTCAAATGGGAAACAGATTCAGGAACAGCAAGAATTGTATGGATTTAGTAGTAGCAGTGACAGTGACGGTGATGCCGACGCCGACGCCGACGCCGCGGGGAATGCAAACAGGGGTGATGTTCGCCTCGACACGTTTAACGAGAAATTTATGTCGATGAATATCGATAAAATAAAACAGAAAATTGGCGATTTATTTAAAGAATCGTTCTTTTATAAAAAGGTCGGTAAAAACGGGATTATTGCACATATTAATGCAACGAGACCTTATCCAATCTCGCAGATTAATTTAGCCCTTACACATATCGTTACTGACCCAAATGAATATGTCCACGATAAATATGGTCGAATTGGTCACGTGGTAAATGTAGGGGACTATTATATGTTTCAGCCTGTGGAATTAAATGACGTCCAAACTAGTATTTATGAGCGCAGTGCACCCATTCCATATAAACACGAATTCGTAACATATCCATTATCAAAGGAAATCACGGAAGACTACTTGAAATTGCAAAATGTCCCGAAACCGATGTTAAAGGACGCAATTCGAACAGAGATAATGGGAAGCAGTAATGCGGCAGTTGCCAGAAATGTTGAAAAGATGGTCGCGGAATTATCGGGTAAGCCGGCTGCTGCGTCATTGGCCACAACAGCGGCAGTAGCATCGGAAGAATCACAGAAACTACCCGGACCTGCACTCGCAGCCGCGGCGCATCCGCAACTACCAGGCGATGATATTCAAGAATTATTGACGTCATTGCAAGATACATTAGAGACGTGCAAAACCGTATATGATAAACATACAAAAGACCAAGATGAATGGTATTATTACTGTGGTAAGGTGATGAAGCAAATCTCACAAACTCCCGAATTCGGCATAACCGAGGAAGAATTGCATAAGCTTATTATTGCAAATTTACTTGAACACTTGTTTATCAAAGACAGCAAAATGTTGATAAATTATCTTTACCATAAAAACAATAATTCGATGGTTGTTCAGCGCGGGTCCGCTGCTGCTGCTGGTGGAGTAGTAGCCGCAAAAGTACAACCACTTACACAATTTGAACAAATGTTGTTAGATTATTATTCGCAGCAAGTATTGCATCGACCGCTGGTTGGAAAAAGAGCCGCGGCGGCGGCGGCGGAGGCGGCGACGGCGACGGCGGCATATCCAGAAGACATGGCATTATTGTTATTTAATGAAAAAAACCCAAAGTATGAATTTCTAGTCCTGCGGTATGATACACCGAATTGGGTCAAAGGTGAGTCAGAAGATGAACGCGATTTCGAGTTGTTGATACGATCGCGACAGACGGAACAAATACGCGGAATGAACCTGATTATTGGCTTCGTAACGTTTTTTAAAAATGAATATTTAATATTTAAAGTGAAAATGATGCAGAAAAAGAGAGACAAAGGCGCGCGATGTGATCAAGCCGGTAAAGCAGATACAGTTGCGATGATTAATAATATTTTGTCGCTTAACCCGGTTACTGACAACGAGGAATACAAATTAACGACCGAGAATACAAAAGAACGAACCCAAAAGGAATTATGTGTATTTCAGGAATTTCTATTAAGGACATTTAATGCAAATAAGGTAAATGGAAAGAAATGGTTTTTTACACCAGGAGACGCGATATTATGCGATATTGAAAAACTGCATTTATGATCCAAATGTGGTAAAATGTGGTATATAAAAGTATAATGTTATTATAAATAATAATCTTCTTATAAGTAATAATATTATAGAATACGAGTATAAAATACGAGTATAAAATACGAGTATAAAATGTCATCTACTGCACCGACTACCGCGACCGCGGCACCACTACAATTTTCGCGTGCAACTATTTCAGCAGGTGCATCCGCTGTTCAATCAAAGGGCAGATTCGGAATTTATTCTAGCATACTATTAACACGCAAAATCAGTATTCCATTCCGGATTGTCGGGCGAAACATCAAGGATACACTCGAGCATATTCTTTCGAAAATCGTAGAAGGAAAGTGTATGGCCGAAGGATTTATACGACCTGGTAGCGTGAGAGTACTCACCTATTCTAGCGGTTATTTATATGGAAAGTCCGCGGTATTCGATGTGGTCTATGAGTGCCAGGCGTGTTCTCTCGTCGAAGGAATGGTATTTAGTTGTGTTGTGAAAAATATTAGTTTAGCGGGTATTCGCGCGGTTTTAAATGAACCAAAAACGCCGATCATCGCATTTATCGCGCGAGATCATCATTATGACCGGCCAGAATTTACGCGGTTACAAGAAGAAGAAACGATTAAAGTTCGCGTTATTGGACAGCGATTCGAGATAGGAGATGAAGCGATCTCGGTAGTTGCTGAACTCGTGTAAAAGACACAATTATTAATTACTAACCCGATAAATACAAACCGATAAAATTGATAACAATATAAATGTATAAAACGATATGATATAGTCATTTGTATTGTATTGCATTTATTGAATTGAATTCGTGGTTTACCGTTGTTAATGATTTCAACACAATTGCATACACATACAGGACTGACAATATCATCTACGTCAAAAAGAAAGACAAATGTTCGACGTATTTTGAAAATTGTTAGTCCATCGGAAAATCACGTACCGGCGGCATCGGTCACGCATCCGCATCATAAATCGGTGGCGACCGCGACCGTACCCGCGATAGCAGTCGATGCCGATGCCGCCGCCGCGGCCGTGAGAGAGAAACAGGCAACCACCGATTATTGCGACCCCACATTATTTTCACAGAAGAAGATTAATAGAAGTATCACGGTTCCATTTCACAAAATCGCACGTTCGATTAATATTTCGGAAGTGTTGAAACGCGAACTGTCGGCATTGTTAGAAGGGAAGTGCTCCATTGAAGGGTATATATGCCCGGGTTCGATAATTATTATACAGCATTCGTGCGGTCGATTAAACGGCGGGAATGTAATATTTGATGTCACATTGAGTTGTTTGATTTGTCTTCCAAATGAGCAAGAAAAGATTTCGTGTGTTGTGAAAACAATAACACAGGCGGGAATCCGGGCAGTTGCAAAAGGCCTGCAACCCGGTTCAATTTCGCCAATTGAAGTGTTTCTTTCAAGAGATATGAATATGAACGTAAAGCATATAACTGACTATTTTATGCGCGTGAAAGAATACGATACAATCGTCGTAGAAATCATTGGTCGGCGGTTTGTATTAAATGATACTCACGTGACAATAATTGGGATACTTTCAAATAAATAACAACATAAAAACAATAAGATATATAATAAACAGAAGTACGCAATGGTAAAGGCAATTGTTAAAGCAAGTACAATCATCGCCGCGACGTCGTCGTCGTCCGTGGTTGGTCAACCACCAACTGCAATCGCAAGTCTCAGTAAGATGAACGAGTTACATACAATCGCCCAAAAAGTCGAATGGAAGACAAATTACCTTATGAAACTAAAAGACGACATAGAACGACTTCCTATTTTTCATCAAATTGAGATATTGCGTATTTTGCAAACCAAAAATACAAACTTAAATGAAAATAAGAACGGTGTTTTTATTAATATAACGAAATTGAGTGATGAAACACTGCTTCAAATCGAAGAATATATTGAATATGTAAATGCGCAAGAAAAACATCTTAATGAGGCGGAGGAAGAGAAAAAAATGATTACACGAGAATTTTTCGAAGTAAAGTCGAAATAATGCAATAATGCAATAATGCAATATACTGCAATATAATGCAATAATATAATAAAGCCACTCTATTATATTATATAGTATGACATCTGTATTGTCCGTGATGAGTATTGCGTCCTGTGTATATAATTCATTTTCGTTTACGGAATCGAATATAAACAACAGAATAAACGTATTTACTATAACGCCTTATAAATATGATCACGTAAAGGCGAAACTATCAGATTACACACTTATGATAACGAATAAAGTAGAAACACCGAAAACGGAAGAAAAACCAGAAGTATATGAATCTGATACGGCGTCCGATACGTCATCCGATACGTCGTCATCCGATACGTCGTCATCCGATACGTCGTCATCCGATACATCGTCGTCGTCGTCGTCGTCGTCGAGTCACGATGAGCCTGTTGGTGTCAAAGAAGTGTCAGTCGTTCGTTTCGACGATATTGCAACATTTTACCCACCAAAACCGGATGATTCGTTGCTTTGGTGCGCGTACGTTATGTTAAACGGTATTGAAAAGTTCGAGACGATTGACAATTATTATACGGAAGGAAACACATTTAAATATCAAGTCGTCGGCGATATTCGTTCTAAAAAAACGTTATTGAAACCACATAAACTTACCTTGTCGAAAATCGAAGACACACTCGTAAACAAGCCGTTTATTAATGTAGAGGCATTTTACGCAATCGCACTTTCTTATAATTTATCTGTATGTATCATCCAGGAACGAAAGATATTTGAAATCGGTCGATGCAATGACGATTCTAAAACGTTTGTTATCGAGAAGAAAAAGGGGAAATATGGCGTGTATCTATTTTCGGATTCGGTCACAGGCCACAAACAAAGTGCACTTGACTATGTTCGAGATAATTATTGGAGTATGGAGAATATTAGCTCACCGATCCGCCCCTTATCCGCGTATAAATTGCCGGATTTGGTGGATATTTGCAAGAGGCTTATGATTCCGATATCTCACCAAAAACCGGGGGAGTATGGGTCGATCGGCATTGAAAAGCGGAAAACAAAAGGAGAATTATATGAGGCGATTATTCAAACAATTTGAATTTTTTAGTTTTTGCGTGACCATACCCATACTTACGTTTGGCAGAATTCGCTAGAATAAACGTCTTTTTTTTATGACTACAGCCTTTATTTATGATATCGAAATCAACCGCGGCCGATTTTCCGCCGGTGATTGCACTAGCCAACCGTGCTAATCCCCACGATTGAGGTGTCTGGTTTGGTCTCGACCCCGATGAATAATACGCGCCTTCCCCTTTTTTAACAATTTGGCGTAATGCAGATATACTACATCCCGTTTTAGACGACAATTCTGTACCTGGAGTGACATTTTTCACATTGTACAGTTTTACTGCATTTGCTACGTGGTTTGATTTCTTATTCTTATATGAATTTATCTTTTTACGAGTATAATATTTATTCTTCTTATAAAGAGCTCTTGACGTATTCAACATCTTTATTTGGCGTTTCCGATCTTTCGGCGTTAATTGTGGAGGTGCATATTTTAACGGAATGGCGCTCATTCTCGCGTGTCTGTGTGTGCGTCACGCGTGATATATAAACCATATATAATATTTATTTCATAGTATTGATAATATTCATTTGATAATATTCATAATAAATTGAAGGATAAAATTATTTATGTAATATAAGGTATAAATAATTTCCTATTCATATATATAGTGAAATGTCGGGCAATCGTAATAGACCGCCGCTTGTGACAGATAAACAATCAGGATTTTCAAATATCGTATCGTCTTATTTAGAAGGTCTCTTAGACCGAAACGACGGTATTCCAGAATTAGAAATTCGGTTCGGAACACGCGGAAATCAACCAACATCAAAGCAAAATTTCGATAATGTCATACAAAAATTACTGGCGTCCGGATTCGTATTTTCAAAGAAGAATGCGTATGCTCTTAAAATTCAAAATGAATTCGTTGATCCTAAAACGGGTCAAACCAAATTATCGCTTATTCGAGCGGAAATTCACGGAATCAATGATGTGCAAAAATATTGCAAAACAAATCAACCTGATGATAAATATGTATTATTTACGCAGAAGATGTATGCGAAATCTGCTCAACAAGGCGCCAGTGAGGCTAGCGTTGGCCGTGACGAATCCAGTAACGCAATTATGCCGATTGTATTTGACGATTTTAATTTCAAGGTGAGCTATCAGCGCGAAAAGCGAATTGCAAATACGTCTACATTGGCGCGGTCTATTTTGAAGACGTGGAATGATAACAAAAAGACATTTCGGTACATTAACCGGACTACAATGACACATCCAAACTTTCCATTCCAGATTGATTTAAGTGTTGTAAAGGAGTCACATCGTGATAGGATGAGATATATTCCAGAATCTACATTTGACGCGGCAAAAGTCCTTGATAGTCCGCCGAAATACGAGATCGAAATCGAGGTGATTAATACAATGGTTGGACCAGGAACAGCATTTAATCACCCCAAGTATCTTCTTGATCAGCTTCGGAAAACAATTACACTTGTATTATCTGGAATGCAAGAAACGAATTACCCGGTTTCATCGGTTGAATTGCGGCGGATACAGCGTAAATACCACGAGTTGCTTCATCCGGAAGAGCACGAGGGTCGGACCAGCAGTACCGGCGAACGAAGACACGGGCGTGGGCGTGGGCGTGAGCGTGGGCGTGAGCGTGGGCACGGCAGCGATAGCGATAGCGATAGCGATAGCGGCAGCGGCAGCGAAAGCGAGAGTGACGGAGGCGATGCAGATACGTCTGATGCCGCTGCCGCCGGTAGGCGTATTCAATTGAAGCCAAAACATTTCGTAGGCCCGTCGTCATTTACATTGCAAATGCACAATATTATGCCGATCAATCCAGACTCCAAGACCCCGAATATTCGCCAAGGATACTCTGTCACTGAAAAAGCAGACGGGATGCGCAAATTGATGTTTGTCGCACCCAAAACCGGTCGTATATATCTCATTGATACGAATATGAACGTGCAATTCACCGGCGCAGTATCGTTGAATACGAAATTATATAATACAATTATGGACGGCGAGCATATTCTTCATAACAAAAATGGCGACTTTATTAATTTATATCTCGTATTTGATGTATATTATGTGCATAAAGCCGACGTTCGCGCCCGGCTGTTTTACCCGACAAACGAAGAGGAAGTTCTTACCAATTTCCGGCTTCCGCTTTTGATTAGTGTCGTAAAAAATCTGCAGACAAAATGCGTTTCTGGTGGCGCGGACTCATTGCCGCCGATTCGCATTGAACATAAGAATTTCGAAATCGCGACTGCAAGCCGATCGATATTTGACTGTTGTGCGACAATTATGCGTAAAATGAAAGAAGAACAGCAATATGAATACTGGTGTGATGGACTTATATTCACACCATTGGAATATGGCGTCGGAAGTAATGTTCGCAATGATGGGCAAGCTGGACCATTGTATAAAACGACGTGGATTCATTCATTTAAATGGAAGCCTGCCGAGCATAATACAATTGATTTTCTGGTCACTACTCAAAAGGATAAATCTCAAGAAGACGTGGTAAGTAATATATTCAAAGAAGGGGTTGATATGTCGAAATGTGTGCAAATTCAACAATATAAAACTCTGATTTTACGTGTTGGATATGATGAGAAAAAACACGGTTACATTAATCCGTGCGTTGCTGTAATTGAAGGTACTTCGCCGGGTGTTGATGGCGAAGGACATTCGGCGGGCGGCGGTGGGGGTGG